AGGATATCCGTGATTAAGTTTACGAACATCCCTAACTGCTGATCGGGAAAGATCAAAGGTCATCCATTTCTTGGGAGGAGAATAGGACGGCAGGGAATACTTTTTCGGATGGGATATTAATTTATAAGCAAGTCGGACTTCCCTGTCTGACGGCCTATATTTTCCTACAACAGGGAGCCCAACACCCCCAGAATTAATAGGAAGAAACCAAGGAATACCAAGTTGTTTTAAATACTTGTTATTCTTCGGAAAATTAATAAATTGTCCCAACACTCTCTCTTTTAATAAATCAGGAGATTCATCAATTAAATAAGTGGCTCTAGCACCCCAAGAGCCTGATTCATGTTCTAGATTATCGGAAATCTCACCTTGTGATCTTGTTAGACCATATAGCAAACCAAGGTTGACATAGGGAACACGCGAAAATGACTTGGTACGAACCTTCAAGTCGAAAAGATTCTTATTTCGAGAATTAATCAAATAAGAACGATTAGGGAACTTGTCATTAAACAAGTAACCTAATCGCTCAGATTCCGGGATGTAATTAAATACCCTAGAATTAATATTGAGAAATTCTTTAGAAAAATAAACTTTTCCAACAGAAGGCTTCAGACCAGACATAGAAGCCAGTGTTTTCCAAATGTCATAACCATTACGAGTGGTCCGTAAAAGACCATCGTCACCATTGACACAACCAGGACATTCCTTTAAAAGAAAGGGACGTCCAGATTCCAATTCCTTAGTTTTACGAAGGATAGCCCCATTTATTATACAAAGTACAATAAACGAGACAACGGAACCCATAAGTTGACCCCAGGCCTGGGGTACTGCATTCATAGGATCATCATCAGATCCAAGTATGAAATGCCCTGTCATGGACTCAAGGAACATAGAATGTTCCTCGGGTAAGAGGTTAAGCACACGAGAAATTCGATCTACACAACGAATTGAAAATAATGGATTTATTTCATTCGTCGCATCTGAATAGTCAACAGAGAGAAAAGAGTCCTCACCTTTCAGTGAGGATCCGAGTCTCCCTTGTATATACCATTCATCCACAGGTTGTCCAATCAATTTAAAGAACGGGTTCTTATATAAAACTTGCCACATAAACCTCTGAAGAGGTTTAAGAGCAGTATATTTAAGGCCAGGTCCTTTAGAAATGATCCTTACTTTGAGTGGTTCCGCTAAAGGAACCAATTCAGCATAAGGGACTTCCGAGGTTGCACGACGAAGAAGAGCCAAATAAAACTTTTCGAAG